TCAGAAGGTTAGGGGTTCGAATCCCTTCGGGCGCACAACTCCACCATCATCATCGGGACCCCCGGCAGGCCGGGGGTCCCGTCCTGTTAGTACCCAGATCCACGACTTGCCGAGGGCGTTGGCGATCGCGGTGACTTCTTCGACTGTGAAGTCGGTCTTGCCATCGAGCTTGTTTGACAGCGGTGTCCTTGAGATACCGGACTTCAGTGCGAGTGCGGCTCGGCTGATCTTGTGCACTCCCATGTAGGCGCGTAGGCGTTCACCAATCTCTCCCCTGTCGGGGTCTGGCAGCCACTCCTGCAATGTGCTCATGGTGTGAGCGTATTGCCAAGATCAACCGCTGTCTAGCAGGAATTTGCGCAGTGACTCCTAAATCACGCTTCTGACCTAAAAAAGACACGGCTGTGATCTGCGTTGACAACCTGCCTAAAATTAGGCAGATTGAGTGTCATGACCACGGCATGCCTCCCAGACGGCGATCCGGGAATCAACATCCGAGGGGAGATGGGCAAGCGGCGGATCAGCATGGTCGAGCTCTCCAACCGCACCGATATCCCCCGCAGCACCCTCTCTTATCAGATCAACAACGGTGCCCTGACCGTGTCCACACTGCTCCGAATCGCGGCCGCTCTCGGCGTTGATCCAGCGACCCTGCTCCCGGATCCGCCAGCCGAGGCCAGCGCGTGACCGCCCCGGCCTTCCGCAGTATCGATCAGCTCACCGGCACCAACGCGCGGCCCTCTGCCTTCTTTGAGGCCCTCGACGAGGCTGGCCGGCGCGCGACGGACGCCGAGCTGGTCCGTGATGCGTTCGCTCGGTCGGTCGGCTTCTATATCTGCCCTTGCGGTGACGGATTCGACTTTCCCGCGACCGGCGGGATCGATGACTACGCGGCGCTCAACCGGTGGCTTGGCCATCACGGGCGGTGCACCTCGTGACCGAGACCTTGTTTCTGCTCGGTGCTCTCGGCCTTGCCGTCATCGTGGCCGTCCGGGTTGGACTGCGCTCGCGCTCGGCGCGTGCTGAGGGGCTGCAGCACGCGCCTGCCCCCGGGGAGGTGAGCGGCCAACCCCTCCCCGCGCCGCCCTCCCCGGGGGAACCCAACCTCTTGTTTCCCGATGACGTCGAGATCCACCTGTGGCCCGACTCGCTGGTGCTGATGCACGCCGCCAACTGCCTGCCCTGGCCAGCGAACGCGCGGCTTGTCATCGAACTCCGCGACCGCGCAGCTCAACTCGCTGCCCTCGAAGCGCTCGACACCCCGTAAGTAAGCGGCCCGCTCCCGGTGTGCGCCGGGGCGGGCCATCGACAACAGGAGGTAATTCCCGTGTCCCAACCCACGATAGAGCAGCACCACCAGAGGTGGTCGCACCTGCCGCTGTTCCCGCAGCGGCCGGCCTGCCTGATGCAGTGGCCCTACATCATGACCGACGAGGACACCGAGGCCTGGTCGGACATCGAGTACATGCGCGGCCTGGCCGACGCGATCGAGGACGAGGCTCATGCCGGCGTCGGCACCGCGATGCCGACGCTCAGCCGGTTCGCCAGCTCACTGCTCGCCTACGCCGTCGCCCTGGCCGATGAGGACATGCCGCCGTGGAACACCGACCGCGCGGCCGAGCTGCTCGACGAGTGGCGTAACGAATCGGCGGTCGCAGCATGAAGCGGCCGAGCTTGGACGCACGGACCATTTGCCGCGTCCTCGGTGCGGTCGCGGCGGGTGCGGTGCTCGCCGGCACTGGTCTCGCTTGGGCAGACCGCGCCGCGGCCGACGACATCATCGTGATCAACCCGGCACCGCGGCCCGCGCTCGACGCGCGTATCCCGATGCCGGTGCTCGGCTGGTGCCCCGGCGGTGGTGGGGGTAGCGGGTTCGGCAGTTTCTGCGAGGGCGCCAACTTCGCAGACGGGACCCGGCTCAACTACTTCAGTGCGATGGGGTTCTGGCAGGGCCCGCGGTGTATCCGCGTTGACGGCACGCCGACGCCGCCGTTGGCGCCCGGTGGGTGCGGGGGCCTCGGATGAGCGCCACAGACGACCTGCCGGAATCGGGTGACGGGTGCGTGTGCTGCCGCAACCTGGGTGTTCTGCCGGCGGCTCAGATCGACTCCGAACCCGCTCGCATGGCCCGCTCGGTGGTCGCGTGAACGGCGCCGCCTGGATGGACCAGGCGCTGTGCGCCGGGCGTGATCCCGAGATCTGGTTCACCGAGAAAACCGGCATTGCAGGTCGCCAGGCAGTAGCGCGGGCTGCCGCGATCTGCGCGCAGTGCCCGGTCCGGTTGGAGTGCCGCGCATACGCCGACGAGCTGCCCGCAACCGATGGGGTATGGGGTGGCTGGCGAATCAAAAGGTCTGCGCGCACAACGATCCCGTTCAGTGCCCGTCAGGCGGTGTCGCAGTGATCCGCGCACTGTTCATCCTCATCGTTGCGGCCGCGATCGGGTCCGCAATCGCCGCGCTGATCTGCGGAACCCTCACCACGCTCGGCGTGGCTGTCGCCGTCGCCGCTGCGGCGGTCCTGGGCGCCGACCTGGCGTCCACCACCACCACGAAAAGGAGTAACCGTGTCCGACAAGGATTCTGACCGCAACGATTTCGCTGTCACGTTCGTCCAGCACGCCAAGGGGCGGGCCAATGACGAGGCCACCGCGAAACTCAAAGAGGTCGTCGAGGCAGTGAAGCGGACCGGCAAGGCCGGCAAGGTCGTTGTCGAGCTGACCGTCAAACCGGTGCCCAACATCGACGGCACGTACAGCCTCGAAGACAAAATCCGTTCCACGCTGCCGAAGGAACCCCGCAAGTCCATGTGGTTCGGCACCGAGGACGGTGGCCTGACCCGCGATCAGCCCGGCCTCTATGGCCCAGTGTCCGCCGCCTCCACGCCGGGCCCTGACGGTAAATCCGCTGGCGTCGGCCAGGACTGACTCCACCTATCCACCTGTCGAAACTCACACGAAAGGAACCACCACACTCATGTCTGCACCCACTGACGAAACCGGCACCGCCGGCCCGTTCGAGTCCGAACTCAAAGAACTGCCCAGCCTGCCCGGTGTCCTGGCCAGCGTCGAGCACGCACCGCACGAAGCGCAGATCATCGACGGCACCGTGGAACATGTCCGCTACGCAGTCGGCGTCACCGAGCAACGCGGCCTGGAAGTGCATCAGATCGACGAACGCGGCGCCGCCAGCGAGGTCGCACCGTTCCCGCTGCGCACCAAGGGAACCCGCACTGTGGTTGACGTCGATTCGTTCCTGGCCGAGCTGGACCGCCGGCCGCTGCCCCAGGCGAGTGGAACGGTGTGGGGCAACTCCACCCGCGGCGAAATTCAGGCCATCTACAACGACCACGCCGGAGCACTCGGCGATGGCAGCCCCGGCTGGCGTGACGACATTCTGGCGCTCAAGCTCGCGGCCGACCCCGACTGGGTTGCCTGGCACAAGATCTCGGGCCAGTACATGCCACAGGGCAAGTTCGGCGAAACCATCGAAGAACTTCGCCACTGCATCACCTCCCCCGATCAAGCTGACCTGCTCGAAATCATCGACAGCATCAAGCAATCCACCAAAGGCGAGTTCGAATCGGCCCCCACCCGCGCCAACGGCGCACTGACGTACGTCTACAAGGTCGAGGTCTCCCGGACCGCCGGCACCGCCGGCAGACAACTCGAAGTCCCCGAGCACATCATGCTGTCGCTGCGCCCCTGGGAAGGCCACCCCAAGCTCTACGACGTGCCGGCCTACTTCCGGACCGAGGTCGTCGAGGGCCGGCTGCATCTCGCGATCAAGCTGTTCCCGACCCGCGAGATTGTCCGGCAGGCGTGGGCCGACTTGACCGGGCAGATTGTCGATCACCTCGATCTGCCGGTGTACGCGCAGCCATGACCCGGATACCGCTGTTGGAAGCGTGCGATTTCTACACCGAACTCACCGACAGCGGCGTGTTCGTCGGCCGGGTGCGTGAGTTTCCCCGACTCCGCACCCGGCCGCAAACCAATGCACTCGACGCACGTACGCACATCATCACGCTCACTCGTGACGCGATCGCCTATCTGGCCCAGGACCACGCCCTGGCCGCAATCAAGAGAAAACACGGGAGTACCCAATGACTGAACTCACAACCGTCACAGTCCGATACGGCCGCCACCACAACCTGGATCGCACCGTTGAGCTGGCCGCCGAGTCCACAGCCTGCCCGCACCTGGTGGTCACCCCGGGTATCGCGTCCGACGAGGACGGCCGCGTCTATTTCAGAGGTGGCGTCACCCTCACCCACACCGGCACCGGCCGGGCCCTGGCGTCTGACATGCACAGCTACCGGCTTCACCAGCTGGCGCAGAAGCTCACCGACGAACTCCCCGAGTTCGATTGGAATTTCACCGACACCAACCACCTCTACGCCCACCCCGACAAACGCGATGCCGCTGGTGCGGTCATTCGCGAGTGGCAGATGGCCGACGCCTACCGCGGGCCGGTTCGCTTGTACGGCGACGACGACGCCAAAGCGGCGGCGCGCGAGAGCGACCCCGCCGCCACCCTGTTGGGTGAGAACCTCGAATGGTGGATCGAGCACTCCAAGAACTACATGGAGGAACTCGACTGGGACAACCCCGACCACCAACGCGCCCGGGTGGCCGAGATCTCGGTCAGTGTCAACGGGTACGCCTTCATCTACCTGCTCGCCGTTCTGCAGCGCGTCGACCCGACCGTTGCCGACATTGCCGCCCGCGACCTCGTCGGCCAGTTTGATGCCGGCGACAGCCTCGGTGAGTGGGTCTGGCAGTGGCGTGAGGAATTCGCCGAGGGCAAGCCGCTGAGTCTGCGCGGCATCCCATCGGCCGATCCGCTCGCCGGCTTCACCGCTTGATCGGGCCGGCGCATGTCGAACCTCGAAACCAAAGCCGTCGTCGCTCGCCGGTTCTGCTGGGGCTGGCTGATCGGTTCCGCCGTGGTGTCCGTCCTCGGCGTCGTCACGCACGCCGTGCTCGGCAGCGCACGCTCGCCGCTGATCGCCTCGGTGCTCGCGTTCGTCATCGTGATGATTCAGCTGGCCGCCACCTACGCGGTGCACGTGCTCGTGCAGGCCGGCCTCGTCGGCAGCGCGTATCTGTGGGCCCGGGGTGGCGCGGTGGCGATCGCGTTCGGCGCGTTCGTCGTCAACTTCGTCGCGCAGCTCGGCCTCGTCATCACCTGGGCCGGCATCTCCGTGATCATCGCCTGGATCGTGCCGCTGATCATCGACCTGGGCATGACGGTCAGCACCGTCGCACTGCTGGCGCTGGCCAACGCGCAACGCGCCGCGCAGCTGCACACGGTTGTGCACCATGACGCGCAAGCCACGGCGGCGGTGCACGTCGAGGTGCACAACACCGTGCACACCGAAACGCACACCGCGCACGGTGACGCGCAACCCGCACACGACGCTGCACGCCTGGAAATTGCGCAGCGCATCGCGGCGAAAGCCGGTGTGCGCATCGAGATCGAGCGGGTCGCCCAGGTGCTCACTGTCTATGCGCAGACCGGTGGCACGCCGAGCGTCATCGGCCGCGAAACCGGCGTGCACCACAAGACCGTCGAGAAGATCCTGGCCGCGGTATGAGCGCCCGGTGGCAGCACGAAGCGCACGTTCGGGTCGGTGATCCCTGCTTCCTGTGCGGCATCCCGATGGTTCCTGCATCGCGCACCTGGCCAGCCGCGCTCGTCCCCGATGGGTATCGCATCCACGGGTCCTACGGCCTGTGCCGCTCTTGCTATAACCAGCGCCACTCCGATCCCGCGGTCGCGGAACTCGTTGCCCAAGCCAAGGTGTCCACCTGATGGGTTACCGGTCGCGCCGTTGCCCTGAGTGCTGGCAGCCAAAGCACCCGACACGGCTCTGCCCGGTCTGTCGTCAGCTCGTGCACCCCACCCCGGCCGAATACATCGCGGCGCACTGGGACTCGGCCGGCATCGACCTGTGCCCCGGAGAGCGTCTCGCGTTTAACCGCGCCATCCCCACCAGACAGTCGAAGGGACTGATGTCCGCATGAGCACACCGAGGTCGTGGGTCTGATGCCGATCCGACCCGAGAATCGAGATCGCTACCCGGCTGACTGGCCGGCGATCAGTCAGCGAATCCGGTTCGACCGCGCCCAGGGCCGCTGTGAGTGCTACGGCGAGTGCCGGCGCGGTAGCCATGCCGGGCGCTGCCCAAACGTCCACGGACAGCCCGCCTACGGCACCGGAAGCAAGGTCGTGCTGACCGTCGCGCACCTCAACCACACTCCCGAGGACTGCAGCGAGGACAACCTGCGCGCAATGTGCCAGGGATGCCACCTGCACTACGACATTGAGCACCACAAGCGGACCGCAGCTCGGACCCGGCGCGAGGACCTCGAAGCGCACATGGATCCGCTGTTCGACGTGCGGGAGGGGTGAGAACCGATGCTCACATTCGACAATCGCCGGCAGTGGACCCGCCTCGTGCTGCGGATGCCGTGCAAAGAGCTGTCCTCGGCCCACAAGACGGTCCTGCTGGCCTTGGAGGGCTACGCCGACTACCGCGACGGCACCGGCGCGCACCCGGGCGAGCAGAACCTTTCCGAGGCCGCTGGAGTGGACGTGCGCACGGTGCGCCGGGCCCTGGCCGCGGGGCGATCACTCGGCCTGATCCAACAGACCGCGGCGGCGAACCCCAAGGCCGGCAAGGCAGCTGAGTACAGCCTCACCCTGCCGGCGGCCGGCGGCGGTTCTACAGGACACCCCAGTCCTGTGAACGGCTCCACCACCGGACACGCCAGTCCTGTGAATAACTGCACCACCGGACACACGAGTCCTGTTGAAACGGGCCACCACCGGACAGAAATGTCATTTCAACCGGACACGCCTGTCCTCCCACCGAAGCCCTACACCAATACCCAAGGGGAGTTACGTAACTCGGGTACGTCACCAGCGCCGGCCGAACTCGCCGCCCCCCAACCCCCATCGCGGTATTGCCAACGCCACCCACACGGCACCGACGAAAACTGCTGGCGCTGCCGAGAAGCCGGCCGCGAATTCCGGGCCTGGCAAGCCGCGCAAGCCGCGATCGACGTCGCCGTGGAGCAGAACACCCGCCGGCAGCGCCAGGACCTCCGCGTGAACTGCCCCGACTGCGGTGGCTCGAACTGGATCACCGACGACAACGGCGAACCCATCAGGAAATGCGACCACCAGCCGCCCCCATTGCCACCACTGCCAGACACCCGCAACGACGTCAGAGCAGCCCAGTGAGCACCGACCACGAGGTCAAGTCCTACGCGGTCGGCCCCGGCCGGCACCGTCGGACAGTCGACCCGGTCATCGAGGTCTACGCAGACGGCCCAATCGACCGGCCATGCCCGAACTGCCACGCCGAGCCGCTGGAGTTCTGCCACCGCCCAGACGGCACACCACGCAAAATTCCCTGCCCGCAACGACTCTCGGAGAGGCCGGCCACGCAATGAGCACCGAGTGCCTGAACAACGCCTGCAAACGGCCATCGCAGCTGTTCCTGTGCAACGACTGCGCCACCGTGCTGCGCAACATGCTGGCCCGCGTCCCCGAGCTGCTCGACGATCTCGACGCACGTATCCAGAAACTCGACCGTGTACCGCACGGCACCATCGGCCGCGGCCGTGGCCCCGCGGACCTCAACGTCATGGACTTCGATGCAGCCGAGACCGCACGGGCCACTCGAAAACTCTTGCGCGGCTGGGTCAACACCATCGCCGAACGCCACACCGGCCGCCGGCCGCCGGGGCTCGACACGATCGCAACCCGTGACCTCGCACTCTGGCTACAGGTCAACGTCGACGCGATCGCCCGCCTGGACTGCGCCGGCAAGATCTTCCGGGACATCAACCAGCTCGTCGGGTCGGGCGACAAAGGCGGCCAGCTGGTCCGTGCCATCGATCGCCGGGAACGGCACTTCGCTGGCCCCTGCCCCACCATCACAGGCCACGACGGCAGCGGCCAGGCCGTCGAATGCGGCGAGATCCTCTACGCGCAAGTCGGAGACCGCACCGTCGACTGCCCGGAATGCGGTGAAGAGATCGACGTAGCCAAGAACCAACGCCGGGCACTCGCCAGCCGCGACCTGATGACTGAGCCCACACTGCTCGAAGCGTTCGACAACGCCGGGGAACCCATGGAACCCACTGTCCTGGCCCGCTGGATCGCCATCAAACGCCTACGCCCACGCGGCTACCTGCACCAAGGCCAGTTCGTCAAAACCCGCGTACAGGAAGCTGATCGGGCGCTCTACAGCTTCGACACCGCCCGCCGGCTATGGCGCCGGGACAACCGACTCACCCGCCGACAGAAAGTGACCGCGAAGTGACCACGACCACCAGCGTCGAACTACGCATCAACAACCGTGAAGTGGTGTGCGACTGGGGCGTCATCAGTGATCCGCCGATAATCCGGCTGAACTCGGAAACTGAGACCACGACAGTCGAAAACGTCGGACCGCTGGTCCTCGTCAGCACCGACCTCGTGGACAACCCGGGCCCGGAGGAACGTCACCGGCGCTGGTCCGACCTCAGCACCTTCTACGCCGATGGTGATCGGCGCTTCATGCGCATCACGGCAGCCAACGGCAGCTGGATCTGGGAACTGTTCGACGCTCACTGGGAAGACGGAGAACCGTCCAACGTCTACATCGGACGGTGGCGCGACTGATGACCAGGCGTGTGAAGGTGATGGCCATCTACGCGGCCAACAATCGCATCCAAGGATGGGCCATCCTCGCACGTGAGTACAGGCCGAAAGCGGTGTCGTCCAAAGAAATCGGCTTCTACAGAAACCACACCACCGCCATGAACGTAGCGCAGCGATTCGCCGCCGGCTGGTGCCGGTGAACGTAGTGAGCGGCATATCAGCGAAAGGGTGTTTGGATCGTGACCGAGCAATGCCCGGGGTCGCTGTCCCCACCGTCCCCGTCAACCCCTGAATCGAAAGGTGCTGAGCAACATGAGAATTGGAGTCCTGGCCATCAATCTGCATCGGGCGCAGCACATCATCCGCACGGACCCGATCCTGGCGCACGCGGTGCCGTTGTCGGTGCGCGGCCAACAGCATCGCGGCCTGGTGCTCGATGCCGTCGTTGTGGACTCGGACATCTGGCCGCTGAGCGAACAGCTGACCGCCGAGTACGTACCGTGCCTGGCTGGGACTGGCGGCAGCTTCTACATGCGGCTGGCATCGTGATGAAACCGGGCGATGCCGAGCGCCTGTACGACGGCATGGTCCTGCTCGGCATGAACCCGGTTCCGTGGCAGTTCCACGTCCTGACCCGGATGGAGCAGCAGAGCATTGACCAGACGTTCCCGTGAACTCACGGGCCGGGCCAGCAACTAGGCGAGTCGCCTAGCAACACGCCGCCCGAAACGATCTGCGCGGATATGTCCATCCTGACCTGCTAATATGCCTTCTCGAGTCGGTACCCCCATGCCCGAACCCCTTCGGACCTGGGGGTTTCCTCGTATCTGGCGAACTTCGGCGGGGGTGAAATGAGGACACCACGGGGCCGGCGAGGCGATGGGGTACGGCGCAACACCACCACCCGCGACCGCCACCGTCGCATCATCTCGCTGGGGTTGGCGCCCAGTCCCTACGGGCCGAAGCCGGATTGCTACCACTGCGGTCAGCCGATCGATTACGAGGCTCACTACCTCGAACCGCTGAGCTTCACCATCGATCACCTCAAGGCGCTTGCCAACGGTGGATCGGACACGTTGGACAACATCGTCCCGGCTCACCGCATGTGCAACCGCGGCAAGTCCGACAAGGATGTCTGGTTGGCGCCCGGGGTCACCTTCGTCACCAGCCGATGCTGGTGGGCCTGACCTGCGGAAACGCACACCACGCCGAGCGGGGGGGCAGTTGTTCGCCGCAAGCACCAAAACCGCTCTGACCTGCGGAAACGCAACCGACCGGCAACGCTCTGACCTGCGGAAACGCGGACAGCAAATGCGCGGCCGGGCCGGACCCCCCCTGGGCGGGTCGACCCGAGGGGCCTCGTCTCGCACCTCGGCCGGCATAGGCGACCCTCTCTCCCCGGCCATTCTTGTTTTCTTCGATACCTGGTTTGGAGGTGATGACGATGGCACGCAACCCCGATACTCCCTGCTCAAGCTGCGGCAAGATGCTCTGGGGGGGTAGCAGATCACTTCCGGGGGGAACACGGCAGTGCCAGAACTGCCGTGAGGCCGGCAGGCCCAAGGACCATGTGCTGTTCCCGTCCACCCCGCCCCGTCACCTGGCCGTCGTACCCGATGACGGCACGCCGCCGGTCATCGCGGCGGCCCCTGCCGCCGTCGACGAACAACCCGGCTCGGTGCTCACCGCTGCCGAATCCGGCAGCGAACGCGCGCAGCTGGCCGCGATGAGCACTCGGATCGCCCGCTCTATCGCCGACCCGGCGACCAACGCCACCGCGCTGGCCGCTCTGGTCCGCCGGCAGATCGAACTGTTCCGAGAACTCTCGGCGCTTGATGGCCAGCCGATTGACCGTGACCGGCTGGTGACGATGCGGGCCCGTGTCGCCCGAGCGCTCGACGACTCGCGAACCACCCCGACAGCGCTCTCCGCGTTGACGCACCGCCAGATCGACATCACTCGCGAGATCGCCGCGATCGACGCCGCCACCGCCGCCGCGACCGGCGGCGCAGCTGCGGCCGTCGCGGCCACCGGCAATGAGCTCTGGGACGCGTCGGCTATCTGAGCTTGCTCGTCACCTGATCTACCCGACGAGCATCGCCGAGACGGCCTGGCCTCAGGTGCGTGACACCTGTGCCAACCTCGGTTGGGGCTTCGACACCTGGCAGGACGGCGCTGGCCGGCTGATCCTGGCGCTGAATGCCGACGGCCTGTACGCCGCCGACACCATCGTCATCTCGATCCCTCGCCAGGTCGGTAAGACCTATCTGGTCGGGGCCATCGTGTTCGCCCTGGCGCTGATCTTCCCCGGCTTGACGGTGATCTGGACGGCGCACCGCTTCAAGACCGCCCGCGAAACGTTCGACTCGATGAAGGGCATGGCCGCCACCGAGAAGTGCATGGCCTACATCGAGACGATCTCCGAATCGCATGGCCAGGAAGGGCTGTTCTTCCGCAACGGCTCCCGAATTCTGTTCGGGGCCAGAGAGAACGGTTTCGGCCTGGGCTTCGCCAACGTCGGAGTGCTGATCCTCGACGAGGCCCAGCGCGTGACCAGCAGGGCGATGAATGACCTCATCCCGACGATGAACACCGCCACCAACCCGCTGATCTTCATGATGGGCACGCCGCCCCGGCCGACCGATGCCGGCGAGGTGTTCACCATGATGCGTCAGGACGCCCTCGACGGCGAGTCCGATAACACCGTCTACATCGAGTTTTCCGCCGACCGGGATGCCGATCTCGACGACCGCGAGCAGCTCGCCAAGGCCAACCCGTCCTATCCGCACCGCACCAACGAACGCGCCATCCGCCGGATGCGCAAGGCCCTCGACGACGACTCATTCCGCCGTGAAGCACTGGGCATCTGGGACGAGGTCAGCGTGCACCAGGCGATCATCACCGACCCGCAATGGCGCGAGCTGATCGACGCCGGGCCAGCTGACGACGTAGCGCCGGACGGCTTGGCCGTGGATATGTCCCACGGAATGGCCATCTCGGTCGGGGCCTGCTGGATCGAAGGAGAATCCGCTCACGTCGAGGAAGTGTGGGCCGGAACCGACGTCGCCGCCGCGATCGACTGGATCGCGACGGTGGCCGGCCGCCGAATCCCGGTGGTCATCGACGACCTATCGCCCGCCGCGCAGATGGTACCCGGGCTCAAGGCCCGCCGCGTCAACGTCCGCTCGACTGCCGCTCGCTACATGGCGAAGGGCTGCCTGCTGTTTGAGACACGAGGCAAGGCCGCCGGCCGCCGACTCACCCATGCCGGGCAGGGATCGGTCACCAGCGCCCTGCAGGGCGCCCGGAAACGCCTCATCGCAGACGCAGGCGGATGGGGATACGACCGCCGTGACTCCACCGCAGTGATCCACCCCATCGTTGCGGTCACCCTGGCCCTGGCCGCCGCCACCGAGAAGCACAGGCCCGCACGAGATTCGACACGATCAGGAAGGAGGGCAGTCGTTCTATGACCGCAGAATCTGCCCGGGTGCGCTTGCCCAAAGTGGACAGTGACACCAACGCCCTGATCAACGGACTGCTCGGCGAGCTCGACAAGCACCGCCGGCGCAACTGGTTGCGGGCGTCCTACTACGACGGCAAGCACGCGGTGCGTCGGTTCGGTTCGGGTGTCATCCCCGAGCAGTACTTCAACCTGGGGCTGGTGCTCGGCTGGACCGCCAAGGCCGTCGACATTCTCGCCCGACGCTGCAACCTCGACGGCTATACCTGGACCGGTGACCTCGATTCCCTCGGCTACCAAGAGGTGTGGGATGAGAACTTCTTCGGCGCCGAGTCTTCCAGCACGGTCGTCTCGTCGCTGATCCATGGGCCCGCGTTCCTGATCAACACCAGCGGTGACGAAGACGCTGACGAACCTGAGTCACTGATCCATGTCGCTGATGCGACGACGGCCACCGGCGATCTGAACGGCCGGACGAGGCGGCTGGACAACCTGCTGTCGGTGCTCAAACGCGACGAGGATCGCAACGTTTTGAGCCTCGTGCTCTACCTCGACGGCGTGACTCTCAAGGCGAGCCGGGACAGCGCCGGCCGGCGGTGGTCGATCGACTGGACCGGCCACCCGTGGGGCGTACCGGCCGAAGCTGCCATCTACAAGCCTCGCGTCGGCCGGCCATTCGGCTCGTCGCGGATCTCGCGGGTCGTGATGGCGCTCAACGATCGCGCGGTGCGGGCGCAGATTCGGATGGAAGGCCATGCCGACCTGTTCTCCTACCCGGAACTGTGGATGCTCGGCGCTGACCCTAGCGAGGTCCTCGTCGACGAGGACGGCAAGCCGCTGCCCACATGGAAAGCGATGCTCGGCCGGATCAAGGGCATCCCTGACGACCCCGACGCCTCCGACGAGAAACTGGCCCGCGCCGATGTCAAACAGTTCCAGCAGTCCTCACCGGCGCCGCACATCGACCTGTTTCAGCAGTGCGCCAACGACTTCGCCGGCGAAACTGACCTGCCCGTCTCCGCGCTCGGGGTCCAGGCCAAGACCAACACCACCACCGCCGACGGATCCGACAACGCCGAGAAACAGCTCATCGCCGAGGCCGAAGGCGCCACCGACGACTGGTCACCAGCCTTCCGCCGCGCCATGATCCGCGCCCTGGCCATCAAGAACGACCTCGAAGAGATCCCCGCCGACTGGTTGAGCATCGACACGAAATGGAGACCCCCGGCCTACCTGTCGCGCTCTGCTGCCGCCGACGCCGGCCTCAAGCAACTCTCAGCCGTGCCCTGGCTCGCCGACACCGAAGTCGGCCTGGAGCTGCTCGGCCTGACCGACAAACAGATCAGGCGGGCCATGTCCGACAAGCGGCGCGTGTCAGGGCGAACGACGGTCCAGCAGATCGTGGATGCATCCAGGCAGGGTGATGACAGCACCGATCGTTGACGCACTCGAGGTCCTGGCCGCGCAGGCCGCTGCCGAAATGGTCCCCCTGTGGGAACTGCCCGCCAGCACGATCCCCGCAGCGCTGATGGACGCGCTGCCCGACGTCGTCGACAAGTGGGCGCTGGCCGGCGCGGCGGTCGCAGCCGACTGGTACGACGACGAACGCGAGCGCGCCGAGATCGCCGGCCGGTTCAGTGCCATTGTCGACGAGCTGCCCGACCTTGGGGCACACTCGCTGGCCGGCTGGGCCGCTGAACCGGTGCGGCTGGATGTACCCGATCTGACGGCCGCCCGTTACCGCGTTGAGGGCGGTCTGCAGAAACGCATCGTCAACGCGGCAAACCTGACGATCACCGGATCGGCCACCGCTGACCCGGCGGCGCGCGGCTGGATGCGGACCACCCGGCCGGGTGCTTGCGACTTCTGTCTGATGGTCGCTGGCCGTGGTGGCGTGTTCACGAGGGCCACGGCGACATTCGCCTGTCACGAGAACTGCTACTGCCGCGCGGTGCCCGCATGGGGTGGCCGTGAACTGCCTGTCAAGCCCTACCGGCGGTCGTTGCGCCGCGGTGATCAGGCCCGGGCGGACCGCTGGATCGCCGAGAATCTGGAGGGCAAGAAGCAGCCCGCCGAGTCTCAGGCCGACATCGCTCGGCGGCTGCTGCCCGGGTTAGAGCAGAGCCTGAAAGATCTGCGCGCCAAGGGATTGGCCGAGGACTCCCCTCAGATCGAGTACCACGTGGCGCAGATCGCCAAGTTGCGCCGGCAGCTCAACCGCTGACCGGGCATTCACATAGACCACCCCCAGACCGAAACGGCGCGGGGGCCTTTGCAACACCAGTTTTCCCCTGGCCGCAACGGACAGGGCCAACCCGAAACGGGAGAAACAACGCATGTCTGATTGCAACGAGCTGCCCATCCACCCCACGACCGGTCTGCGGGCCATCGGTATCGGCAAGCGCGGACCGATCTGGCCCGTGATGGGCGGCAGCGGTGAAGGCGATGGGAGCACCGGTGGCGAAGGAAATGCCGGCGGTGAGGGTGGTCCCGGAACGGGACCGCAGGACAACGGCGACGGCGAGAACCCCACTGAAACAGTGGAGTTTTGGAAGACCAAGGCCCGCGAGCAGGAGAAGCGGGCCAAGGACAACGCTGCGGCGGCCAAGGAACTCGAACAGCTGAAGGAAGCCAACAAGTCCGACGCCGAAAAGGCAGCCGACCGGCTCTCCAAAGCCGAAGCCGAGGTCGCCGGGCTGCCAGCGAAAGTCGCTGAGGCGCTCAAGGGGCATCTGGTCGCACGTCACCAGATCGACGCCGAGGACGCCGAACTGTTCCTGACCGCCACCGAGCCTGAACTGCTGCTCAAGCAGGTCGATCGGCTGCTCGGGCAACCAGGCAAGCGTCGCAAGAACAACAACCACGTTCCCAACCAGGGCAACGCGGACAAATCTGCCGAAAAAGACAGCAGCATGCGCGAATTCGCCCGCCAGCTGTTCGGCAACGACTCGTAAGGAGAAACCCGCATGTCGGTTTTGACCAGCGCGCAGCTCAACCTGCCCAACGAGATCCTCGACCCGTGGCTGGGCAAGGTGAAGTTCGGGTCGTCGGTGGCCACCCTGTCGGCCTCGGAGCCGATGAAGTTCGGCACCGGGCAGTACATGACCTTCGACATCGGCGAAGCCGAGTACGTCGGGGAAGGCGCGAACAAGGGCGCGAGCGACATCACCCCGACCGTCAAGACCACCAAGCCGTTCAAGTTCCACAAGACGGTGCGGTGGACCGAAGAGGTCAAGTACGCCGACGAGGATCACCAGCTGGAAGCGATCGAGCAGATCATCGGTCTGATCCAGCCAGCGTTGTCCCGCGCCTTGGACTTCGGTGTCTTCCACGGCATCAACCCCACCGGCGGCACCGCTGTCACCGCGATGACCGAGTACCTCTCGCAGACCACGAACGCTGTGGAACTCGAAAGCACGGACGCCCCGCAGACCAACCTGGATTCTGCCGACGCCCTGGTGCTGGCCGACCGCTACATGCCGCGCGACGTCGCACTGGACCCCGCATGGGCCGCGGTGTTCGGTCGCCAGCGCGTCCCGGTGGGTGCTGACGCGGATCCGATCGGGCCCAAGATGTACCCCGATCTGTCCTACGCCACCGCGCCGGCCGGACGACTGGAGAACCACAACAGCTCGGTGTCCGACACCGTCGGTGCGGTGGGGGTCAAGGCAGGTGCTGCGACCAACGTCAAGGCGTTCGTCGGTGACTTCTCCGCGATCCGGTGGGGCATCCAGCGGGCTATCGGCCTGGAGATGATCGAGTTCGGTGACCCGGACGGCCAGGGCGACCTCAAGCGCAACAATCAGGTCGCGTTCCGCGCCGAGGTGATCTACGGCTGGGGCATCGCCGACCTGAGCGCCTTCGCCAAGATCATCGACGCGGCCCCGGACGCGTAAGGAGGGGGCTGACGATGGCGGAGCTGCTATCCCCGGCTGACCTAGTGCCGTTCGGCGTCATCGACGAGTCCAAAGCGCAGGCGATGATCGACGACGCGCTGGCGCTGGCCGTGGAGGCAGCTCCCTGCCTCGCTGACGAGGACCTCGACGAGCGTAAAGCCGCGGCGGCCAAGGCGATCCTGCGCGGGGCGGTGCTGCGGTGGAATGAGGCCGGCCAGGGCGGGCGCAGTCAAGTCACCAACACTGCCCTTGGGTTTCAGCACTCAGAGAGCTTCGACAACTCGACGCCGCGGCGCTCGCTGTTCTGGCCATCAGAGATCGCTCAGCTGCAGAAGATCTGTGCCACCGGCGGTGGTCGTAGCGCATGGAGCTACGACACCGCCGGCGGCGGGGGTCTGCAGCACGCCGACACCTGTGCCATCAACCTCGGTGCGACTTACTGCGACTGCGGGGCGATCTACACCGGAGCTGGACCATTGTTCGGAGCGTCCACGCCGTGACGACGTTCGTCTTTCCGACGCCGCACACGGTGCGTCACGCGGTGTTCAACAGGGACGGCGTGGACGGTATGGGCAACGACGCCGAGACGTGGGCCGACCCGGTCGACGTCAAGGTGATCGCTTACCAGGCATCGTCGGAGGAAACCCTCAACGGTCACACTTCCCGTGTGGTGGCCGACGTGGACATGGCCATCCCGCCGGCCTTGACCGTCTCCGTGCGAGACCGATTCACTCTGGCCCCGCCGTTCAACGATCCCAACGACCCTGAGGACAAACCGTACGAGGTGATCGGGATCGAGGACGCCAACCACGGATTCCACGGTTGGCAACCAGGCAGCGTGGTCAAGCTCAAGCGGGTGACGGGCTGATGGCCAGATCACGCATCACGTTCCACGAGCAGGGCTGGGACGACATCGCCGAGCAGGTCATCGAGACCGAGGGCGTGGATCGAATGAAGCGGGTGGCCGACGCGGCCAATGAGCACCTGGACCGCGACGGTTACAAGGTGTCCGTCGAGGGTGGTGATCCGTTGCGTAAGCGTGACTTTCGCGCCACGGTGATCACCGCCACCGCGGACGCGATGTACGACAACGCGAAGAACAATCGGCTGGTGTCAGAGTTTCACCGGGCCGGCGGTCAGCGATGATCCCGTACGCCGCGAAAGTGTTCCGTGACTACCTCGCCGACCAGATGCCTGGCGTGCGTGTGTCCGGTGATGTCCCGGCCGCGGTGCCGGCCCAGTTGGTCACGATCCGGCAGGTACCCGCAGGCTCGACCGACAAGCCCCGACACTTCGGGTGGCGCCGGCTGATCCTGCGGTGCCGCCACCGCGACGGCGAGATCGCGGCCGGCGGGCTCGCCGAGACCGTCCGCGATCTCATGGTCGAGTCGAAGTATGCGGGCCTGGGTGTCCGCGACATCGACGTTATCGGCGAGCCGGGGCGATTCGATGACCCGGACGACTCCACGCCGTGGTTTCAGCTCACGGTCGATGCGCTGTTCAAGTCGAAACACACCACCACAACTGAATAACCCTCTCGGTCCCGGCTGCAACTGTGCCTGGAAGGGGCAAACACCATGGGTGATGTCAAGAACGTCTACGCGGCCGAACCCACCGCATCCGGCTGCATCTTCGCGGCCCCGCTCGGCACCCCGGGGCCGGCGATGCCGAACCCGTTCGCCGCGCTCCACCCGGCCTACGTCGACCTCGGCGACGTCGGCGAGGACGGATTCAACGAGGTCACCGACCGCAGCATCGAACGCAAACGCAACTTCGGCGGCAAGGTCGTCAAGGTGCTGCAGACCGAGTTCGGCAAGACCATCGAGCTGGTGTTCCTGGAATCGCTGAACGCCAACGTGCTCAAGGCCATCCACGGCGACTCCAACGTGACCGTGGTGGCCGCGAACTCGGCGCACGGCGAGATCGTCGAGACCCGCAAGAACGCCAAGCGGCTGCCGCACATGCGGTGGGTGGTCGACACCATCGACTCCAGCCTGGGCACCTCGGGAAACCCGGCGAAGTTCCGCGACTACATCCCCGACGGTCAGATCGTGGAGACCGGCGACGTCAAGAAGGTCCACAGCGACACCATCGAGTACGCGGTGACCATCGAGGCGTTCGAGGACGAGAACGGCGAACACATGTACTCGTGGAGCGACAACGGTCGCTTGATCGTCCCGGCCCCGGCCGTATGGGCCGCCGAGACGGATTACGCCGGCGGCGTGTACGTGACGCTGCCGACCGGCGAGGAACTCAAGGCGACCCTCGGCGGCGAGTCGGGCCTGACTGCCCCGACCGCACCGGGCCTGGGCAACCAGGTCATCGACGGCACGGTCGTCTGGCTGCAGGTGTCGGCGTCCGACTAACAGACCCGCGGAGGGGAGAAACCCCAACGCAGCCGGGACCGCTCCCCTCCGCGGCTATCCCGGCTGCGTGACAACCCAAATTCCTTGAAAGGCTGCGCAATGTCCGAAACAACGTTTGAGATCCCCCGCCACGAGATCGAAGTCGAGTGTGTCGACGGAGAGACCCGTACCCTCACTTTCAACTCCATGACCCTGCTGCCGGCCGGCATTCTGCGCAAGACGCGCCACGACGAGCAGGAGCAGATGTGGCAGGCGTTCGAGTGGGCGCTGGACTCCGAGGGCCTGGCGGTGCTGGACCTGATCCCTCCGCACAAGCTGCTCGACACCCTGCGCGACATGCAGAAGGCATCTGAGGTGGACCTGGGAAAATCCGGGGCATCCTCGACCTCATCGAGCGGCACTCGGAAGCGATCCAGGCCGACCTCATCGCGCTCGGCCTCCGACTAAGGAACTGCCCCTCGCCGGCCTTCGACTGGCGAGACCTGCTGATCATCGTCGAGCACTCATCGGTCGAATCGCACCTGTACCGGGCCCTGCATCCCGACCATGCGGGCTGGACTCGCACCAACATGTTGCTGGCCGCGATCGCCGACGCGCTGGCGTGGCTGCAATGGGCCAAGACCAAGGACGGCCGCAAGAACCGGAACCGGCCCGATCCCATCGAGCGGCCCGGTGTCGAGCCGAAGCGTAAGGCGGTTCACCCCGGCGCCAAGGGCGTTGTGCGCTCGAAGATCCGCCAGATCTTGGGGCACACGTCGGCAGCTGACAAAGCCAAGCGACTGGCTGACCTGTTCTCCGGAAAGGAGTGAAACCTCTTGTCTACCAAGCTCGCAAGCGGCTACATCGACCTGTCGGTCAAGTACTCGTCAGCTCAGAAGCAGATCGCCAACGACATCATCGGCCTCAACAAGACCGCGAAGAAATCCGGCGACGAGGCAGGCAAGTCCTACGGGTCGAGCTTCTCCGCGGCGGTGCGCACCGGCATGGGCAACGCCAGCATCGCTGGGGCATTCTCGCGATTCCAGGGCGAGGCCAAGAAGTCGGGCAACGCCGCCGGCTATGTGGCGGGTCGGGCGATGGGTGCCGGTGTCACCGCAGGACTCGCCGCCGGCACGGCTGGCTTGGCTGCCGTGGTCGCCGGCATCGGCACCACCCTGTTCAAAGGGTTCCAGCGGTACAAGAGCCTGGACGCGACCGCCAAACGCCTTGGCGCGATGGGCAAGACGGGTGATGAGGTCAAGTCGATCGTTGCCGACATCAACTCAGTGGTCGAAGGCACGCCGATCGCATTGGACGCGGCGTCGAAATCGGCCACCCAGTTCCTGCAGGGCGGCATCAAACAGGGCGACGACCTCAAGAAGGTGCTCACCGCAATCGCGGACGCCTCAGGCGCTTCGGGGACCGGCTTCGAGGACCTGGCGCTGATCTTCGGCCAGGTGATGAACAAGGGCAAGCTGCAGGCCGAGGAAATGATGCAGCTCAACGAGCGCGGCATCGGCATCCAGGCGGCGCTGCGCAAGGAATACGGCTGGACCGGCGACGAACTGACCAAGCTGTCCAGTGACGGCAAGATCACATTCGATCAGCTGGTCACCGCGGTCGAGGGCAGCTTCGGCGGGATGGCCAAGCGGGCCGGCGATTCGGTCGACGGCGCGATCGGCAACATGCAGACCGCCATCGCCAAGACGGGTGCGAATTTTCTGTCGGCGATCTTCGGAGATCCCCTGGACACCACCGAGGGCCCCGGTGGTATGGCGGTGGCCATCGGCAGAGTGACCGACAAGATCAACGTTCTGAACAACTGGGTTGTCACCCACAAGGAGGACATCAAGCAGTTTTTCAACGATGCGATGGGCTACGCCCAGGGGCTGGCGGACACCGTCGGCAAGGTGAGCACATTCCTCAAGGAACACCCCGGTTTGATCGCAGCCGTGGTCGGCGCATTCGTCGCATGGAAAACGATCGCGGGGGTTGCCGCGCTGATCTCCAACCTGAAAACGATCTCGACGTTGCTGCGGGTGACGCTTCCGGCCGACGCGGCTGCAGGATCGGCCGCAATGGGCGCATCGTGGACCAAGCTGATTCCGGTCATCGGATCGGTATACGCGGCGTGGGAACTCGGAAAAACCAATCCGCTCGATCCGAACAACAACATCCCGCTACCCAATGGCCAGATGGCCCCCAAGATTCAGATGGGCGACAAGATCGGGGTCGACGATCAGGGCAACATCACCGTCACCCGACCCGGCGATGCCGGAAACAGTAGCGGCCGGACGTATGCCGGTGGGGGTGGCACATTCGGCCGCGACGACAGCCAGGTTCCGCAACAACTGAAAGACCTGTATGGGATCAGCGCCGGCGGCGGCCAGGGGGCCGGCCTGAATCTCGCCATGCAGGCGCAGGGCTATGGGCTAGGCACCAACACTGGTGGCTACGGCTCCAGCGGACCGGCATTCCCGCAGTGGGTGCACGCCATCGAGCAGGCGTTCGGTATCAAGGCCAGCACCTACGCCGGCCACCAGGAATCAGACCGTCACGAGGCCGGCTATGCGCCGAACCCGCAGGGCTTGAATCGCGGGATCGACTGGACTGGACCCGTCTCGAATCTGCAGGGCTTCGCCGATTACCTGTCGACAATCCCCAGCGCGCTCGAACAGGTGATTTGGCAGAACCCGTACACGGGCCGCAAGACCGGCATCGGCGGCGGCGTCATCAATCCCGGCTACTACCCGCAGAGCACCTACGACGTGCACGGCGGCAACGACCCCGGAAACATTCACGTCCATTCGCGGCAGTCGCAGGCAATCCCGTTGCCGTCGTGGATGCAGCCCCGCACCTACGACCAGGGCGGCTGGTGGCGCGATGGGCAGCTTGGCATCAACACCACCGGTGAGGACGAATTCGTACTCAGCCCAGACCATCTCGACGCGCTCGCCAAGGGCGTCGACCCAAACACGGTGGTGCACGGCACCGGCAACGGAGCACTGCCCGGCCCCGTCAAGGGTGGCGACGGCGCGAACCTGCCCGACATGGTGCGCACCGAGGGCTACATTCCCGCTGCGGCTGGGCATTCCGGCAAATCGGGCAACAGCTTCCTTTCCGGCATCTACGGGATCGGGGGCGACATCGTCAAAGGTGTTATCGACCAGGCAGCCAGCGCAGCGTCGTCGGCCGCGGGGATGGCCCTCACTGCCGGCACGATGGGCGCCGGCGCCGCCGGAGCGCCGGCTGCAGCTGGAGCAGCGCAAGCCGCGATCGGCATGGGCACCCAAGCCGCCAAACGCGGCGTCGACTGGGTCACCGACCTTCTGGGTATCTGGACCGACGCCACGATCGAACAACTCACCCCGTTCGGTGCGCCGCGCTGGATCTCGACCGACCCCACCGCGTTCATGCCCACCACTGTCACGCCGGCGATCACCTCCAGCATCGAGCAAGCGTTCCTGCAGTCCAACGGACAGCAACAACACGAGGGCACCGGCGCACTGCCCGGGCCGGCCCCCGCCGAGGGACTGCAGGTCGGTCAACCGGTCGGCAACCCGGCCCCGCCGATCGCCGGCGGCCCGGGCGGCGAACTCGACCCGACCGCCAACGGTGGCGGTGTGAACGACTACAGCGTGCACATGCACGACACCACGGTCACCGACGTCAAGGCGTTGACCCAGGAGGCGAAGGACCAGCAGATGCTGCAGGCAATGCGTCACGCGGGGCGGCCATGACCAGCAACCCGTTCATTCGCAAGCCGGACTTTTTCGACCGCAAGATCCGTGGCATGTGGATCACCGGGCAAGGGTTGACATTTCACACCCACGGCGAGCAGGGCGGCATGGAGGGCGTGTGGAACGCTCAAGGCCAAGTGAAGGGGATCTATGACGCCCCCGTGCAGACCACCTCGAAATCTGGTGCGTTCCAAGAGGGTTCAACGCCGAAGTCGGTGAAGTTTCTGCACCGTGACATGACGCTGGGTTTTCACGTGGTCGATACCCCCGGCCGCGGCGCCGAGGAAAACGAGTCGGCGTTCCGATTCATCTTCGACTACATGCCCGACGAATGGGACTCAGAGCCGGAACCGACGACGCTGCACATTGATACCGACACCTCGGGTGAGCGCCGGCTGGATCTGCTGATGTACGACGCTCCGGTGACTGACCCGGATATCGATCCCATGGAACAGCAGTACTTCAACACCATCCTGCGGGTGCGGGCGCATCAGCCGAACTGGTATGAGCTGGACCCGGCAACCGGCAAGGACTACAAGAGCGTGTTCCAGTCGGGCGCCACGGACGCCGAGGGCTTCATCGAGGTCTACAACCCCACGGATCGACCGCAGAAGCAGAAATGGATCCTGACGCGGGCCACGTGGCGCATTCCCGACGTGTCCTGGAAGGGCGCGAAAAAGAAGCGTTACCCGGGCGGTGTGTACGGCAACCGCGTCATCCCGATGAACCCGATCACCGCGGCCCAGGGCGGCGCAGTGATCAGCCTCGACACCGGCCGGGATCTGATGGTGCGCGATCCGCACTACACCAACGCCCTGGCGGCGCTGCTGCCCAACGGGATGCACTTCATGCACACCATTCCCCCGTACACCCCGAGGACGCTGCTGCCGATCGCCTATGAGGACGCGCCGGCCGGCGGAGCGCGCGCCGAGCTGGTGCAGCCACGGCGCTGGTCGCGCCCCTGGGGGCTGGAATGACCGCGGTTCTGGACTACACCCCGCCGGTTCTGGACTTCGACACCCTCGACCTCGAAGCCCAGTGCGAGGCGATCTGGGCCGAAACCCTCAAGCAGGAGCAAGCCGAGAAGGCGCTGCGCCGCCAGAGGCCCGTCGGCAAGCTGTGGGACGGCGAATGGATGCTGCAGCATCTACTCGACGGCGAGATCTCGGCCGAGTTCTCCTGGATCTCCAACGATTCCGGGCCCGGCCAGACCACCTTGCCGTTCGATTCCCCTCAATCCCAGTGGATCTGGGAAATGCAGGAGCGCATCGACCGCGGCGAAGGCCGCAACGTGCACATCACCGTGGAGCACTGCGGCGCCCGCTGGGGCGGGCGACTCGAGAACGCCACACACCGCGTCACCGAAGACGGTGACGAGGTCCTCATCGTCACGTGGCTGCACGACTACGAAAACGCCAAATGGTATTCCGTCTGGAGTAACCCCTGGCTGCCGGCGTTCGTGCAGTGGCCTCGGGCGTTCGTCCTGGCCGGCCCCGTGCCGTGGATCGGGCTGCTGAGCCTGCACCTGCAGTTCATCCGCGAGCACAACCCGATCATCACCATCCCCGACGATCCGCTGGACTTCGCGAGCTACATCGAGGGCCTGGACATGTCGACGTGGCAGAACGTCGTCAAGCCGGTCACGTTCCTCGACGCGCTCCAAGAGGGGTGGATCTGGGGCGTCGTCTCAAGCCGGTGGTCGAACTGGCACGACATGATCCGGATCATGCTTGAGGACGGCGAATTCTCCGTCGTGCCAACCCGATACCTCGACGGCGATCCCGAGCCGTGGGAGGGTGCGAACCTACGCCACGGCACCCTGTGGTGGGACATTCAGGACAACTCGGGTGTCTACATCGGCACCAGCCACGGCGGCACACTCTTCGATGGCCTGGCCCGCACCGTCGCCGAATTCGGCGAGGACTTCATCGACTCGACGCTGAATCTGGTCGAAGACACCACGGTGCCCAAAGAGTACTTCCTGCCCGGGCTGCGGCTGACGAAGAAGGAAATGCCGTACGTCGTGCTGCGCGCCGGCGGCGATTCGGCCATCCAAACCTCAGACCTCACGATTTCGCCGGCTAAGGGCATCCAGGTCAACGTCGGTGGCCACTCAATGCCTGGCGTCAACGAGACGATCAGCGCGAGCATCCAGGCGGCATTTGACATTCTCGGCGGCCTGGCGCAAATCGGATCACTGGGCGGCACCGTCGACACATTGGTCAAGCCGCTGTATGAGGACACGATCGCGGCGTGGTGGTCGGTCAAATCGACTGGCAGAGCACAACAGTCGGGATGGTCACGCTACTTCGAGTATCAGCAGGACGGCGCGAACAAGGCGTACACGATCGCCTCGCTGATGGTGCTGCGGGCCGGGTTCTGGGCAACCAAGACCACCGTGTCATGTCAGGTCACGATGAGTGACGCGGCGCCGTGGATGGTCGGGGACCGGGGCCTCGGGCACTACTGGCTCGACAGCCGCGTGGGGTTGTCCATCGACAGCGACCCCCGCAAGAAGGTCGAAATGGACCGGGCCCGGCGCATCGACCTGAAGTGGTCACCGGACAACCCGTATGCGGACTGGATCACCACCATCGGTGACGACCGGGCTTTGCAAGACCCCGCCCAACGTGCGTGGGGAAAGATCGAGGCGCTCGTTGCGGCGGCGCGAGAGCTAGGGGTGTGGTGATGGCCGGCGTGAACATGCCGAAGGGCTTCGACAAGCGAAACTACTCATTCGCCAAAGGGTTTCCGACTCGCGAGAACTGCGACCTGGACAACCCCCGCGAGATGTTCCTATGGATGCTGGTGGCATTGCCGGGGCAGAACGGCGCCCAGCTCGTCATGCCGCTGAGCTACCTGATGATGATGTCGGAGCATCTGCACGAGGCCGGCGCCATGCTCACCTGCGAAGCGTGCGGATTCTCCAAGCAGGCCCAGAAGGTGTACGTGCCACCGTCGGGCGATGACCCGCACTGGCTGACCTCCCCGGGCCGGTGGGTCGACCCCGACAAGGCTCCCGATCGTGACGGTGACCCGCTCGATCAAGCCATCGAGGCGCTGACGGGGACCCAGAAGGCTGCGCTGTTCGCGCGGTTGAAGAAACTCGCTGAGGCAGGTGACTTGTGACGCAGATTATCGGCCATGAACCGGCCCTACATGTGTTGAATCTAGTTGACGGCCAGGATCTCTCGCATGTTTTCGAGGTGGTCGGAGATCCGATTCCGGTTGGCTCGCTGGCCTCGATGGAGGTTTCCGACCGCGAGCACGACTACACCTACGCGGTATGGCCGATCATCGAGACCGGCGCCGGCTGGGCTTTGAACGTCGCCGCCGCCGACCACGCCGACATCCCGCACGGTGCCCGGTTCCGGGTCTATGTCACCTATCCGACGGCGGGCCGCTATTGCTGGATCGCCGGACCAGTGAACAGGAGCCGCCGATGAGCAGCACCGACACGACCATGACGTCAGAGTTCAAGGACGAACTGTGCGCCGAGTTCACCGCCCGCGTCGACTCGCTGTCCCTGCACGTGACCGACCCGGGCACTGACGGCTCCAACGACTCCCCGGTGGCGCACGTCGCGCTGACGTGGACCGCTCCGATTGACGGGGTGTCCTACGCGGTGGCCGCATTCGCGGGCCTGGCCGGTGATTACACCCATGTCGGCCTGTGGGACGGCGCCACGTTCCGGATGGGCATCCCGTGCCCGATCAACTTCTCGACGGTGGCCGATGTAGCGGTGATGGTGGTGCACGAGGTCAACAATGGGGCGTTCGTCGCGGCGGTGGAGCCGGCGTGAGCGCGCCATTTACGACGTCAGCGGCGGCCAGCCCGCCGGTGATCGCCGCACCGTTCGGTAAGTCCGCCATGCCGCGCATCGAGCACCGCAGCGCGGCCGCAGTGAGAGCTACGATCACCAACACGTTCGACGACCTCGACGACTTCGTGGTGCTCGCTGGCACGCCCGAGATCGAATCGGGCCGACTGGCCGGCGAGGGTGTCGTACGCCACCGCGACCAGATGGCTACCGATGACTACCTGGTGTCGGCCGTCATCGGGGAATGGGAAGTTGGCAAGACCAGGCTCGTCACCTGCGCTGACGAATCGTTTGCGCACTGGTACGGCATCGAGATCGAGACTGGCGCGATCAACAACAAGCTGCACATCATCAAAGGCCACGGTGCACCCGCACTGCTCGACGGCGGGATCCTGTCCGTGGTCGACAAATTCAAGACGATCAACCAGACATTCACGGTCGGCGACGAGGTCGGGGTGTGGTGGGATCGCGAGTACTCGACGATCCGCGCTTACCTCAACGGTGTCGAAAAGATCACCCTGCCGGTACCGCGCTACGAACTGCCGCACGGATCTGGATTCAGATACTGGGGTGCGGCTCAAGGTGTCGATGTCTTCCTCGGGCTGCTCAATGAGGGCGTGAAGTTCAGTTCGATCACCGCCCGCGATTACCTGCCGCCGGCGGCCCCAAACCATGTGGATACCTTCGACTCCGATACGTCCCTGGGCAATTGGACCTTGTTGGACTCTGGGGTAGCGATCAACCGGCACCTGTTCGCTCCGAACAGCATCGGCCCTGACAATGTGGCTTTCACCGACGCTGCCATCCTCTGGGGCCAACAGCTGGCCAGCGACGGCGTCAAGGTGACGATCACTGCGGCTCGCTACGGCGCCGGCAAGCTCACCGTCCCCGTGTGCTCCAACGCGGCCATGACGAGCTGGATGGGTGTGCAGATCGAGTCTGGTCTGATCAACAACAAGGTGCACGTCGTGCGAGGCACTGGCCCCACCGATTACAGCTACGTCGGGGAAACGGCTTGGCGGTTCACTCCGACCGGTGAAGTGCTTTCCATCGTCTACGACGACGAGCGCGACATCATCGGCTGCTACCCGGGCCACAACCTCGCCAGCCCAATCGTGCAGGCGCCGGCGGCCGGCCTGGCCGCTCACGGCGCCGGCAATCGGTGGACGGGTCTGATGTGGGAGACAGCACTGCTCACCCCGGGTGTGCAGCCGACGCGATGGGAGGCATACGAACGATGAGGGGCGGACCTGTCGCCGCAGATCTGAAGATCGGCCGGCCGGCGAACCGGTCTCGGCGCTACACCGGGGATCGCCGCGGCATCCTCGACGAGGGTTCGTTGTGGGGACCTGACGCGCACGGAGTGTTCTGGCGACCGCTGCGGGCGTACTTCGATGCTGAGGCCCGCGATGGGGCCGGCGAGACGCTGGTGATCGTGGGCCCGGTGCATCCCGACGAACTGCACGCCGGGGTGGTGCGGTGACTCAGCCTGACAGGCTACTCCCCGAGTCCGCGGCGAACTTCGATTCGATTGCGGCACTGGCGGCCAAGACTGTCGAAGATGTCGAGGCCCAGATCTATGGTCTCGCTGAGTCGCCATTCGAGAAGGTGCTCGGTGGGTTGTTCGACGGGCTGCCGGCAGGCATGTCACAGCCGTTGGCGATCCTCACAGTGCTGGGCCGCAAACTCCTGGGCCTACCCGAAAAGCTATGGGACTCAGTTCAGGACGTACTGGCCGACATTCAACCGTGGGTCGAAAACATCCCCGGCCTCGGCGACTTTATCGAGCTGCTCACCGGTATCCCCGACGGCGACGAGAACGACCTGGCCTCGTGGGTGCAGCGGCTACTCAAGGTCGATTCCGCACTCAACGCGGCGAACCTGGTCGGCTGGATCAGCCAGGTCGACCTGGGCAGCATCGGGCAGTTCTCCCCGAACCTGTTGTCCGAGGGTGATTTTCTCGACTCGGTCGTCATCAATCCCAACAGCGGGTATGCGGTCGAGGATGGGGCCGCGGTGGTCACCGCCAACGGCACCGACCGGACGTTGAAATCTGAGGTCATCCGCGTCTCGCCCGGCCAACAGATATGGGCCGGCGCGGACGCGGCGTACGAGAGTGCAACGGGAGCGGCCGGATCGGTGCTGGTCGAACTCATCCTGTGCGTGGAAGCGCCGTTGGAGGCATCCGGTTGGGCCCCGGTGTCGTCGATGGTGATGGGCTCACTGACACCTTCGGGCACCGCTCCGGATTGGACGGTGCTGTCCAACGAGCTGACCAAGTACACCGTGCCGACCACGGGCGTCGAAGGTGTGGCACTACAGTTGCACGTCACACCAGATGCCTTGTCCGGCAAGGTTAAATACAAGAAAGCGTTCATCAAGAAAACGCAGAAATTGCCGATCCCGTTCGTGGATCAGTTGCCGACGACACTGTCTGATGCAGCCGCTCGCGTGCAGGCGATCATCGACCGGATCATCAACGCATTCCAGAACCTTGGCGAGTTCGTTGACGGAGACCACGACGTCGAGGACGTGCTGGGCGCGATCTTCGGAATCTTCGACACCGGATTGGGTGCCCGCACCAAGGCCGCGGCCATCGAGGCGCGCGTCCGGCAGTTGGAGTCGGAGGCCAACTCGATCGTGCTCGACTTCGCCGGCGCATCGTCGACAAGCCTGTCCGGATGGACCGTGGCGTCCAGCGGTGGCGGCGCCGGGTCGATGGGTCTGGACGGCAAGGGCAACCTCGTGTGGAAGGCTTCGGGCGCGGGCAATCGCACGCAGATCGGCCGGTACGACGGTGGCGCACTATCTGTGGATAACGGCCGGCTGGAATGGATTCTGTCATCCTCGCCGCAGTCCTACATCTTCGATGACGGTTACACCTACGTGCAGTTCCGGATGAAGGATTCATCGAACTATGTGCGGGTCCGCAGCGGGTTCGACGAGATCCGGCTGCAGGCCGTAGTCGCCGGCGCTGTCAGCAATATCGGACTGGCGTGGTCGGGCTACCCCAAGGCCGGCGACCAGTTCGCCCTGGACTTCGGCGAACCGGGCGGGGCAAACAAGCGCCATTTCGTGTTGACGCGCAACGGAACTCCGATCATCGACGTAACGGATACCGGCGCGGTCTCTCAAGTCGGCCCTGAATTCAACAAGATCGGCGCCGGTATGGAGACAGGCAATCGGCTCGTGTTTTTCCAGAACATCCCGGCCGGCCTGGGTGTGTTGACAGCTTCGGAGGTGCTGTAGATGAGTGAGACAAAGAGCGTATTTGCAGACGGGCCAGTGCTTTTGGCCGACCAGTACAAGATGATGGACGTTCTGTCCGAGCTGGCAGGGCCCGACTCGCTGACGTGGCGCGGTGGCATCGACACCTGGAACGTCGGTGATGCAGCGGTGCCCGCCGGGGTAGCGGTACCCGGAGACGGTGTGCTCTGGCGGCTGCAAGTCAACGACAACAAGGGCAACGGTGTGGTGGCTTACCGCGGCCAGTACCTCCACCTCACGTATGGCCGGCTGCTGGTGTTGGACGCGGATGAGGTCTGATGCCGTGGGGTACGGAGTTCCCGACTCGGGTTAGGACTCACCGCACAGCGTGGTCCGCAGAGCTGGCCGCGCTGCCCGGTCCACCTCACCGTGAGGTGTGGACGAGCCCCGGGGCCCAGGCCAACGCCCCTGCCCTGACTGCGACCGCGCAACTTCTGACCCCGGCCGTGAAGTCGGGTGCGGTGGCGAACCTGCCGGCATCGGGCGAGAGCTTCCCGCACCAGTTCCCCTGGCAATTCAGCGGACCGGGCGCGACTCTGTCGGCGAAGGCCGAGCTGCTGACCCCGAGCGTGGGTGTTGGCCCGGTCCCGGCCGCAGCTCCGGCCCTGGCCGCGAGCGCCGAGCTGCTGGCGCCCACCGTGAGCGTGACGACCGAGGACGTCATCGTCGAGGTGCCACTGCTGACCGCGTCGGCAGAGATGCCAACCGCAGACCTGGTGGCGGTGGTCGAGGTGCCACTGCTGACGGCGTCGGCGGCCACGAACGGTTTCCCGTATCAGTTCCCGCGATCGTTCGCTCCGAACGGGTTCCTGGTCCCGGATCTGGTGGCCGAGGCGTCCCTGCCGACCGCCGAGGCGTCCGCCGATCTTCTGCCGCCAGGCGTATCGGTCAACTACTCGGCAGCGGCCCCCATCGCGACGGCGGTGGCCGAGTTGCCCACACCGGCCGTGTCGTCCGGCGCGGGCGCGGGGGCACCGCTGATGGGTGCGGCGGCCGAACTGCTGGCCCCGACAATCCTGTTGCCGCACGACCCTGAAGACGCGACGTACGCCACCCCGGGCGCCTGGGCGTGGAACATGCCGAGCTGGTGCCGCGTGGGCGATCTCGTCGACCTCATCATGTACGGCGGTGGTCGCGGCGGCACGAAGGGCACCAGCCTGGGCGGCAGCAACGGCGGCGCGGCGGGCGCGATCGTATCGACGACGTTGGAAGTCGGAACCGATATCGCGCTGGGCGCCAGCCTGGCCGGACAAGTCGGCTCGGCCGGCGCAGCCAATGCGGGCAACGGTGGCAACACGACCTGCACCACGCTCGGCCTGACCGCGGCAGGGGCGACCACCGAGAGCGGGGCCAGTAACGGCGCCAGCCCTGGCAACCGCACCCAGGGCACCCGCTCCGTCACGGGCGGCACTGGCGGCTCCGGATCCAGCACGGGAACAGGCGGCGCCGGAACTCAACCCGGCGCCGGTGGCGGTGGTGGCGGATCGCTGTTCTTCGTCGGGCAGAACGGCGGTCCAGGTGGCGCAGGGATCGTCGCTGTCCGAGTCCGCAGGCCATGAAATCGAAAGGAGTCCAATGATTCCCGCAGAACGGCTCGATGCCGCCGAGCAATTCTTCGACCAGGTGGTGGACAACCTTCCACCCGAGAGCGCCGCGACAGGCCACGCACTCATTGCGATCGGGCGGCTCTTGCAGGAACTCAACAACCGGCAGGCGGCGCAGGTCGCACAACAGGCAGGGAGCTAACACATGGCGATCACCGGGTTCATCTACACGTCGTTTTTCAAGTCGGCGATGAACAAAGAGGTAGACATCGACGGCAGCACCAGTGTGTATCTCAAGCTGCTCTCGTCGCTGTACGTGCCGAATCAGAACACGCACCGGTATGAGTCGGCCCTGACCAATGAGGTTGTGGGGACGGGATATGCCGCTGGCGGAAAGCCGATCACGAACCCGGTTGTCACGGTGGGCACCAAGACGGTCACGTTCGACGGGGACGACGTCTCGTGGCCGGGTGCCACCCTGACCGGCAGCAACGCGCCCCGGTATGCGGCGATCGTCGACAAGGGCCCGGGGTCGGCCGGGGCGAACCCACTGGTCGGTCTGATCGACTTCGGGGACGACTCGTATGCCCCGAACGGTGGAACGCTCGCGGTGGCGTTCAACGCGGCCGGCGTTGTGCGGGTGACAGTCTCGTGATCTTCAACTGCGGGTCGATCAAGGCCGAGCTACTGGTCCCGACGGTCACGGTGACCAACCCCGACGGCACGACGAAGTCGAGTGCAGACGAGGTGGTGGACGATGACGCTACGGAATGACTGGGGCGTAGACGACTGGTTCAGCGCCGACGATCAGAACGACGTCGCGAACGCGATCAACCAGAACACCGCGGACCTCGCCGCGGCGTTGACGGCACTGTCGGGCAAGGCCGACAAGGCGACGACGATCTCGGCAGGCACAGGTCTCACCGGTGGCGGCACGTTGGCGGCCAACCGGACGCTGGCCGCCGACTTCGGCACGGGCGCCGGGAAGGTGTGTGAGGGCAACGATTCTCGGCTCTCGGACGCACGCACACCGACCGCTCACACGCACACGACCGCGAACGTGACCGGACTGGATACCGCGTTGGCCGGGAAGATCGCTGGCTCAGGTTCGGCGGTCGGGATGTGGATGGGGACCACTCTGCCGGGCTCGGGTACGGCGGGTGTGTTGTACGTGGTGCCGCCGTCGTGAAGCTCTGGAACGGAACGGCTTTCGTTGACGTTTCCGCACTCAAGGTGTGGAACGGTTCGGCGTTCGTGGACCCGGAGGCATACATCTGGGACGGTTCTCAGTTCGTCAAGGTGTGGCCGACATTCACACCGTTCAACGAAGAGAACATCAACCGTACCGACCAGCCCGTCCCGGTCGGAGCTTCTGGTTGCTGGGTCACCGTGGGTGGCGCTGGTGGTGGTGGTGGCGGCAGTCAGGCCGCTGGATCGCAGAACAGAAGGGGTGGTGCAGGCGGTGGTAGTGGCGCGTTCATTGCGCGTGTGTGGATTCCGATCGCCGCGCTCGGCACGACGTACACCGTGGCGGTGGGCGCCAAGGGTACCGGAGGTGCTGGGGGTACAACGGCAGGTGGGGCGGCCAGCGCCGGGACTAACGGTGGCGCGTCTCAATTCATCTCCGGTTCGATCACGCTGACGGCTGGTGGTGGACTGAAAGGTGGCGGTGGTAGCTCCAGCGGCGTGGGGGTTGGCGGCGCCGGCGGTACCGCGACAGCGACCGGGTTCACCGCGACGCTTGTCAACGGCAATGCTGGCGAAAACGGCAACCAGACAACGAACGGTTCAACTCCATTGCCAGCCTTGGGTGGGGCGCGGCCTACAGGCCACCCCGCGGGGCGGGGCGGTGCGGGAGGCTCGAACTTGATCGCCGGAGTCGCTGGTGAAGATGGCTACACCCTCATCGAATGGGTCTAGCTGGATCGTCCTTCGGCGCGAAGCTGGTACACCCGTTGCTTGCTGACACCCAGGACCACTGCGACGTCCTGCCAGGTATGCCCTTCGTCGTCCATCGCTGTCGCGACGAGGTGCGCCAGCTCGGCATCAAGCCGGGCGACAGCTTCTGACCGCTCGGCACGGTTGGCGGCGATCCGCTCATAGGCTGTCACGCCGCCGAGCCTAACAAAATTGTTGCCCGCAACTGGTCAAACGTGATTAGACTCGGAGTGTCCCCCCTCAGACACCGCGTGGCGGGCTAACCGGCCTAGGAACCATCGGCCCGCCACGCGGCCCACCCCCACAAGGAGGCCCACTCATGCTACGCACAGTCACCGCACTGACCGCTGTCCTTGCAGCACTCGGTATCGCATTCACACCGATCGCCGCAGCCGATCCGGACACCAAGAACACCGGCACCGAGTCGAGCCAGCCCAGCAAGCCGGCGCATCAGGCCGCGCCGCCGACCCGGATCAAGAAGGGCGCACACCTCGCCGGCCGCCCAGCCGGGGACTGGCGTCAAGCTCGGAAAGACACGATGGACCGCTACTTCGACGGCATCCGAGAGAAGCGGGAACAGCAGATCCGCGACTGGTTCGACTCGCTCCACCGCTGA